TTGGGTCAGAGTGACAATCGGCCCCACATTTAAAATGGTGCCCTGCGCCCAACCATGCGGCGAGGCTGTTGTGACTGTTGCCGTGGTGCTCGTGCAACTGATCGAAGAGACCGCAACGCTGCCGTAAGGGTCGATCACCCCAGGCTGGGCGCGGTCATAAGATCCAACGACTAAAGGATGGAAGCAGCCGATTCCTCCATAGCTGTCGAAGGACCCGCCGATCACTTGATCCTGAAATACGTCGCCTTTCTTTAAGAGCAGCCAACTGTCGGTCGTGCTGTTGTTTCCGCCCGCATCACTCTTCAGCTGGTTGATGGCGGCAGCAATAGTTTTCCACGGCTTCGTCACATCGTTAGCCGTTGGTGTGGGAGATGTGTCGCTCCCGTCATTCTGAGAAACATAATAGGTTTTGCCAACCGCGTGCGATCCCATCGTGTGGGTCGTCGGCATTGTCGTCCAGCCGTTAGCATCGACCGCTAAACCGTTGGCGCCTGAGCAAGCGGCTGGATTAGAAACAACCACTCCGTGTGGAAACCATGCGCGTACAGAAACGCTGCCTGCCGACAGAAGCGCACAACAAAAGAGTGCAACAAATAATTTCTTACGCATTCTAGTACCCCCAATACGCTTTAGCGTTTGTGCTCCAGGTAGAGGCATCCCCGGAAGTCATTGCCGTAGTCGCGTACATAGCGATCTCCGCCACGTCGGCAGTTAAATATTGAGTATTAGCAACCTGTCCAACCACAAAAGCAGAACTCATCGATCCAGCGCCAGGATTGCCGGTCGCGACCGAAGAACCATCGACGTACACAGCACCCGCAGAGCTAGGATTATTAAATACGCCCATTATATTATGCCATGTGGCGTCTGACGCAGTTCCAGAAACGGTAGACCCGGCATAAATAGATGTTGTGTTTGTAGATGCTGCATAGCCAGCCTGAACATATGAGCCGCTGTTTATCACGGACATTTGTGCCGACGACGACCCGCGATTTGCGGTGTACACATAAGCTATTGGCTGGCTTAATGTTATGGAGCCGCTGGCGTAATTTTGTGTGTTGGCTCCAACAAATCTAGCAACAGGGTGGCCACCAACACCACTTGCAATATACGTGGCTCTGCGGGCCTCTGTAGCTTGGTTAAGAGTACAGGCTGCACCGCCGCACGCGAGCGCGCCGCTTTGATCGTACCAGTCTATAATCGTGCAGCTTGTGGCGCAGACAGTCGCAATATCAGTGGGGCTTGTGGCGACTAAGTTTCCGGCCCCGTCACAGGTGATTAAAGTGTGTGAAGTACCAGAAGGGCTCTTAACATCTGCGACGTTGCCGCTGTAAGTTGCCGTGATACAGCGTAGGCCCCAGTAAGCCTTTATCGTTCCTGTTAAGGTCAGGTTTCCAGGGCCGGTGTAGCCGCCACCTCCACCACCACCACCTCCACCAGCGCCAAGCAACGACAGCGATCCAGATGATGCTGGTCCTGAAAGCGTTAACAGAACCGATAAAATGGCTAGGCGTTTCATCATGGTGTGATTTACCTGTAGCTTATGGTGAGGTCTGGAGCGACGGTGCCGGTCGTTACGATGGTTAGGCCGGTGGCGAACGCCACATCGTAGACGTAAGAGGTTTGCCCGGCCAACGTATTGATGGCGGCGATCACCGTTCCCGATCCTGCCGTGTTGTCATAGACCGTGGTGGTCGAGGCGACGGTCCCAAGATTATTGACTGTGATTGTGTGAACTGCACCAGCACCCGACTTCACTGTGGTCGTCGTTGCGGTTGAAATGTGCGCGTAAGAGAACGCACTCAAATAGCCAATGGGGTTGGTACCAGCTGGAATGGCCGAGCCGCTGTTGGTGGCGATTGTTTTCGCAAGAGCTATAAGAGAACCACTGCCCGTTGTCCAAGCAGCGTCGGCTTGCGAGCCTAGATCAACCATTGTTCCAGAAGCGGCTGAGACCTTGAAAGCGTTGGTATTTGTCGGCGTGTCTTTCAGATCAATGCGAACGCCGCCGCTGGCCGGGGAAATACTTAGAGGCCACAAATCTCCTGCAGTAGCAGTAGGCGCATTAGTCGAGGCAAGCCCCATTATCCCGGAGAATGTCTGTGCGGAATAAGTTGAGCCGAGGCTAATGCCAACTGTCGAGTCCACAATGACATGAGCGGTGCCGTTCGCAAACGCATTTTCCAGCGTTGTATCTCGCACATACCCGGCATTACCGCTCGCGAACAGCGCCGCGCCGGTCGTGTCGTAGATGATGAGTTTAGAATAACAAACTGTGCTTATGTCCAAACACCCCATCGTCTTGCCGCTGCCGGGGGTGACCGCAACGTTGTCGGCAGCTTGAACTGGCGCAGCGAGCGCGAGGAAGGCCAATAACCAGAGAATACGTTTCATTAGATACCTCCAGGCAATGGCTGAGCGCAGCCGGTTGAGAAGTCGAGCGTTCCAGTGCATCCACCACCACTGCCACCAGCGTTGCCATGTTTCCATGCAATCGCGATGCTGCTAGTAGCAAGCATGATCATTGTAATTAACAGAAGTTGTTTCATCCTATTTCCCACTGTAGCCCTGAGCCGAACAGATGACGTTCGCCCCAGTTGTTACGTCGGCGACAAAGATTCCGTTTCCGGCTGTTGGGACCTTGAGCGGCACCGGATAGGTGTTCGAGTGCCCGCCGTACACCGCTGCGGCAGCGAGCGTGTCAATGATTGTGCCACCAGTCCCATCTTGAATTGAAACAAAGGTGCCAACCGTTGCATGACTGTTCACGCAGGAAAGATGAGTGATGTATAAGTTATTCGACGCCACGCCAGCAATTAACGAGGTGCTGGTCGTTCCTGTCATCGCGGACGTAGTGCCCTGAACAAAGTTTTCCTTGTTCGCATAGGGCAGGACAATTGCTTTGCCGCTTAAGGTGTAAGCAGCGGCGACGGCTTGACCGTCAGTTACAGCTGTTGGTTCCGCACTCTGTGCCCGGCCGCCGCCAAGTAATGGATTACCTGTGACACTTGCGCCGGAAGCCACCGTACCCTGAACGTTTCCAGTTGCTTTAATATCCGTGTCGATTGTTGAGAGAGATGAAATAATCGTTGCTTGATTGGCCGCTGTTCCCAAGGCCGCAAGATTTGTAATGAAGGCATTCATACCAGGAACTAGAACGGCGCCCGGCGATGTGCCGTAGTTGGCCATCGCGCCTAAGGTTCCAGCGGCCCACGAAGTCGGGCCAGTTGCAGCGGCGATGGTTGCCAAATTACCCCCTGTTTCCAGAGCGTAGTTAGTGCTGCCACTACCGCCTGATCCGCCGCCGCCCCATCCAGTCGCGAGGCCGGAGCCGCCGGAGGCAACGACGACGTTCGAGGCCGAGCCGGACTGGTCGATGCAGGCGTAGTGGTCGTAGCCGGTCGTGGCCAAAGGCAAGCCGCTTGAAGCGGGAATTTGCAGTTCGCTCGCAGTCGCTGTTGCAGCACCTGCGGCGAGTGTGCAACTTACGGTGGTTGTTCCGCTGTTGAATAGCACTATCGAGCCAGTGTTGGTCGGTAGAGCTGTCGAGGCGCAGCTTGAGGCCGTCGCGGTACAGGTGTTGTAAGAAAGGCTCGGTAAAAAGCCAGTGACGGTGGAAGAGAAACTTCCAGCGACGAGCAGGTTTCCGTTGATGTCGGTCTGAAGCCAGCAGCCCTTCCCACTTACGCAAGTCGGTGGCGTGGCGTTGTAGGCTCCGTTGATGCTTTGTGGTTGCTTTGGGAGTGGAACATTCTGAGCGCCCGCACTCGCAAAGAGTGCAATCAGCGCAACCGTTGCGAGTGCGATGCGTTTCATGATCAGACCTTCGGGCCAGGGGTTGAAAGCGGAGGAGACACTACAGGGCCGGGTCGAACGACCGAAGGCTGTTGAGGCGCAGGGCCCTTCACCTTCGGGGCGTCCGGTGCGCCGGTCAGCGGAATTGCTGCGAGCGGGTCCTTATTCGGGGCCTCTTCCCCAAACTTCTTCGTAAAGGCCTTTCGCGCCTCGTCGTCCATAGGACTCATCGAGACCGACGGAGGGAGGGCGTCGCCCTTTTTCCGCCCGATCTTCAGGTCGTCCTTCAGCGCGCGGAAGGGATGGTTAGTGTCATCGCCGATGATAGTTCCGGCGGGGAGCACTTGCTCGTCGATGTGGTGATCGGCATCAAGGCGCCATTTCATAGCTTATTCCTCAGTTCGAGATCACGAGGCCAGCGGGATACTGCGACGAGTCCTGCCGGTCGATGACGATGTAAGCGGAGAGGGCTCCGGCCGAGAAAGTCGAAGTGGCGATGAGGTAGTTCAGGCGATAGAAGCGCGGGAACGTCACGACCAGTCCTGGGTCCCGATGGGGTACGTCGATCGGGAGGAGTTTCGCGCCGAGCGGCATATCCGCCGCAGCGTAGGCGCGGGACTCCGCGTAGGTGACGTAGGTGCCAGGGGAACCGGAGCCGTTATCCGGCGCGCCCTGGAACTGGACCGTGAGGCTCGGGGTGCTTGACGCCAAGACGAAGGCTGTCGTGACGTAGATTGCGAGCTTCAGTGCTGGATCGTCACCGATCCCCATATCGCGGGGGTTGAGGAGGTCGATGATGTTTGTCGAGGCGACGGTGGTGCTATTCACCGTCTGTGCGCTTGAAAAGCAGAGTTGGGAGTCGAGGATCATTTTCTGTCCCTTCCGTTAAACGATACGGGCTTCAGTGTTGAGGATGGCGTCCACAGTACGGATGGGGACACCGCGGAAGGTCAGAACGACCATGCCATCGTACTCGCGAAGCTGGAGCCAGATGTTGGTCTTGTTCTCAACCTGGAGTTCAAGATAGGTGCGGATCGTGCGGTTGACGTAGATAACCGTGCGGCCCATTGCGCCTTGGATCGAAGGCGCGTCTGAGGACTGAACTGCGGTCGTTCCAACTGCCGTAGTCGGAAGTCGGTTGAGCCCGCGGATCAGGCCGTTGATGATGTTCGCCGCGTTCACCGTCGCGAGGTCGCTCACGTCGATGTTGCAGAGACGGACGTTATAGCGCCAGTCACGAACCTGGAGGCCGAGTTCCCACTTGAAGTGGTCAACCCACGCCCAGAAGTAGGCGCCGGTTGCGAAGGTCTGGTTTACGTCCTGAACGCGCTGCTTGCCCATATCGGTATGAACAAGGCCGACACCGGCGCGGGCGCCCTTCGGGAAAATTCCGCAAGTGGTCTTTTCAGACCAAGTTACGATCCAGATCGAAGTGTTGTCGGAACCAGTTCCGCCCATATCTACGACGTTTGAGGCGGAAAGTGCGGTCCCGGTACTCACGGTGTTATACCGTGGGGCGAGGCCGGTGAAGCGCTCCGGGTTGGTGGCGGACGAGCCGTAGATGACCGTAGATGCCATCTGCTGCGTCATGCCTTCGAGGAAGGCCATGCTTTCAGAAAGCCTGAAAGCTTCTTGATCGCCGGCGAGCTTCGCAACGTCAACGTCGAGCGAGGACTCAGCTTCGAGGTTCCCGCAGGTGTCGATGATCGGCGCGGTCGTTGACTTGGTGGGCTGGATACCTGCGTTGAGCAAGCGCCAGGTACCGGTCGGAAGTCCGGTTCGCACGATAGACTTGTTGCCGGTGGGAAGGTTGCCCTCCATCACAAGCATATCCGTCATGATCTCGTTCGTTTGCGAGAGCATCTCGATTATCATCGCGATCTTGTAGTCCTCGCCGACGCGCTTGGCCCAGTCGGCGTAAGTCAGGGCGTTGGGGGCAAGTGTTGCCATTTAAGTTCCTTCAGCTCATTTTGGAGTTGGGGAAGAAGTCGGCGGCCTTACCTTCGGCCTTACCGCTTCCTGCGGGTGATCCAGCAACGTGCGCGCCCTCGGTGAGGAGTTTGGCGAACTGCGCCATTCCCC